AAAACGGAGGTAAACAAAGTCTATGATAAAGCAGTTGCGAGATTGATACAAGGAATACCGCAAAAAGGCTTGATTTCAGGACTTTTCGCATACGGCAGACCGATGAGGTCTTATTTTTTTGCCCTATCGCCGGGGGCGCAGAATACGCTGGGTGCATAATTCAACGAACTGTGGCTGTTCGTTGAATTATAGGGTGTTCGTTAAAATGTATGCCCTCGTAGAGACGCTCTTTTCTCTACGAGGGCATTAAGATATTAAGATAATTAGTGGTATTAAAAACATTCTATTTGGATAGATACTCTACTAAAGCACAAGCGATGGTTTTAGCCATTTCACATGGAACAGCATTTCCTATTTGCTTGTATACATTTGTTTTAGGACCAACAAATGTATAGCTATCTGGGAATGTTTGAAGTCGAGCAGCTTCTTTCAATGTTAATCGTCTAAGCCTTGCAGGTGCTTCTTTGAACTCCGGAACAATTTCATGGCTGACAAGCTTATCAAAATAGTTTTGAATCCAATTGTCTGCTGACGAATCATGAAGATAAATATCATCAACAATAAGAGTCATATTGCCGCCCATCGATGCTGTAATAGTTCGAGAATAACCATCAGGATCTATAGGCCTTCCTATGCCATTAAACATCAAACAATCATATGGAATGCGTCTCATTACTGGTTTAACAGCAAATGTTATTTTAGCACGACAAGTGCATGGGTTTTTATCAGTTCCCGCAGGTCCTAAATCGTGGAATAATTCTCGTACTGTTGGAGCATAACGTTTCTGTTTTTCAATAAGATGTGCTAATTCATTAGAAAAATTGAAATCATCGCGTATTCCAATGAAGAAAACTCGTTCTCTTTTTTGAGGTGTACCATATTCAGCAGCATTTATGACAAACGGAATACATCCATAGCCCATTTCATTAGCCTTTCGGATATACTCTTCCCGAACATCTTTCCATTTTGCTATGCAAGCAAGAGCTTTGACATTTTCCATAACAAATGCTTTTGGTCGAACAATATCAACTGTTTCAAGAAACGACCAGATAAGCTGACTCCGAGAATCGTCAGGATTCATTTTTCCGATGACTGAAAAGCCTTGACATGGTGGACCGCCGAAGATTAAATCAATATTTTTATATTCTTTAAACCTTGATATAATATTGTTGATGTCATCAACAATTAATTCTGTGGAAGGATGATTGACGGCATACGTTTTTGCTGCAGTTTTATCAATTTCGTTTGCTGCGACTACTTCAATACCTGCTGCTTCAAATCCGACATCCATCCCGCCAGCACCGGAGAATAGTGAAATTGCTTTTATCATTTATTTGCTCCATTATTCAAGAATAGAAATTAGGTCTGTAACCCAAGCGTCGCAAGGTTCATCAATTGGAGCATTATCAAGTCTCTTCTGCGCGAAGGATTCAACAACGGCGCGCAACCAATGGTATCCTAGCTGATTTCGTTGATTATCATCAAGATGTGCAATCTCATATTCCACCCACTGTTTAAATGAAAAAAATGTGGATTTCAGTTGCTGTTTCGATTTCCACTTCACTTTTTCTCTTTTCTATGTCTTTTCTCATATCTACTTCAGAATCAACTACAAATCCCGCAACTTTACAATCTGGATGGGTTAAGAGCTTGTCTCTCAATTCTTCTAATTCATCTCGAAGATAGGGCTTTCCATATTTTGCATCCCATGATTCAATTATCACACCATTCTCGGTGAGTTCTATATCGCCAACATTACCATGTTTTTTGTTAGCAGAACGCATCTGGGAAAGAGGCACAACATCTGATTCCCCAAGCAAGCTCATTTCATCCATTGCTTGGAACAAACTATGCATTGTGACCTCAAAAGCTCGTGCGGAATAATCAGTGCGATTGAAAAATAGGATAAGAAGATCGAGTATTTTATCAAACTTATCATTACGATGCTGTTCAACAAGTTCGCAAGCTTTATCCGCTATTTTATGAAAATGATCCGAGCGATTTTTCAATAAAGCCATCAAATAACAAAGCCCCAGTTCTGGTTGCATTGTGTTTCCTTCAATCGCATCAACAATTGCAATCCAATCATCAAAGGGGCCACGCATTTCTGCTTTGTACAGGCTGGTATATGGGTAATTCTCAGCAAGACTCCTTGTCATAAATAGACCGTAACTGTTTAAATTTAGAAGACCATGTTCACGTAAAAAAGGAGTATTATATGTGGAATCAATAGTACGCATAGAAATCCCGTCAACCCAAGAAAACGATCCACGGCGAGTAGTTCCTTTATGAAGTCGAACACATTGATCCGGCGTGATGCTTTTTATTGTCAGTTGTAAAAAAGCAAGACCAACTAAAGCTCGACCTACTTCACTGGTAATACCATTAACCATATTGCGCAATAGAATTTTATTGCTCTCTGATAATTGAGAAAAATCTACAGTTGCAAGGCTTTGTATTTTATCCTCAAGAAATCCGTTAGAAAGAGCCGTATTTATTCGTGCATATCGCTCTTGTGTCTGAGGGCTTTGAAAGCCCTCATAAAACACAGTGGTTTCACCTTCTTGGTGAAGTTCATATCTGTTTTCATATACATCAAGATGTTTCTCAGTTCCATCATTAGACATAAGAATTCTCCTTTCAAGCTTCTAGCTTTTTCCAGAGTTGCACACTTAGTGGCGTAAGAGTCGGAAATATGTACGGAACAAGCCAATGTTCAGCATCTATTTGCGGATTAGTTGCGTGATTACGGATTTCATAGCCGAGCGAACGTAAATAGAGTGCTGCATTGAACACATCCGTTCTGTCTACCTCCCATGCCTCTGAAAGTTGAGCCGTACTGCGAATTTCTGGAATATGACGAGTGCTTAGTATATTTCTTATCACCGTCGCATACGGAACATTATCTGATACTTCTGCTGTAGCAATGACTCGCGGTTCATATTGATAATAGCCGTTCAGTTGAACTAAATCGGCTTTTATAGAATTGTCTATCAATTCTTTTTCTAACGCCTTCCAAGCAACGGTATATCCCAACGGTGCAGTCGTTTTAATAATCAAAGCAACTTTACTAACTCCCAAGGCCCAGTTACCATTTCGAGCTTCAAGATTTACTCTGTATGTTGTATCATCTATATCACTCTTCATATCGGATACGATAATGGTCAATTCATCCGACCACTTAACCTGAACGATGAAATCAGCTTTTTGCTTTTTGACAATACTCATGCGAAATGTATTACTAATACAGCAATAGTATTCTCTTGATTCTGGCAAAGCCCCCGGTTCGTGCTTTAATGCTTTGATCGCCATCTCTGCTTTTTTCCGGTAAACCGCAGTCAAAGCACGTTTACGTTTTCTAAAGGTCAATTCTTCATGATCTTCGAGAAGAGATATCTGGAAAGGAAATTCAGTATTAAAAACTTGCTGACGAATTGCAATAGCCATCATTCTTGCAAGTTGCGGTGGTACTGAATTACCAATTTGCTTAACAGCAATCTGCTTGTTTCCACTAATCTCATAATCGTCCGGGAATGTCTGAAGACGCTTATACTCTTCATATGTAAAGAATCTATTTTCCCAATGAAGCGGCCCCGTATATGCTCCTCCGCTGGCTTTAATTGTTCGGACTGGTGTATTCGGATCTGCTTTATAAAGAAAATCCGAGAACTTTGAACGCCACGCAAAAATAGGATTAGGGTGTCCCATTTCTTCGGTATAAAAACTATAGTTTAATCCCGGTGGAATATCATCCAAAAGATGAGCAAATCGGCCGCCCAAGCGATTACTTTCAATGGACTCTCTAGATGTCACACCTTCTACTGCTGTTTCCGCATTATAAAACGGCTGATCATCAATAGAGTCTGGTCCATGTGATGGACGTGGAAATTTAAAAATGCCCTCCTTAAGTCCGACAATGATAAGACGTTCTCTGTGTTGAGGAACACCATAGTCTGCTGCATCAACAATGCGATAAAAGAGTTGATAGCCGACATCAGAAAATGCCTGAAGAATTTCATGCCATGCTTCTCCATTTTGAGCACCGACGATTCCGTAAACATTTTCAAAAAGAAAACCTTTCGGGGATATTTCTGCCAATAAACGAACATATTCTTTAAACAAAACACCTCGAGCATCTGTGGTTCCAAGTACACCATTTGCGCGACGACCGGCTGCGCTGAATGTTTGACATGGTGGCCCACCTATAATAAAATCAATCTGCCCAAGATTTTTTGCTGAATATTCTCTTATATCAATACAGTTAACTTTTGAACTTGGGAAACGCTTTCCAGCTCCAGTATTCATTTCAAGCGTTTCGCAAAACTTCTCTTCAATCTCAACAGATTCGATTATTTCAAACCCAATATCTGAGAAACCGATATCAAGTCCACCAGCTCCCGAAAATAAGCTTAATGTGCGAATAGGTTTTATCCCATTGTTACCCAACCATTGCTTAACAGCAAATCCAAACTGATCAGGCCATGCAGGAACATTATTCTCACACTCCAACGCATTACAAATTGCGCTGAAGCTTTTCTCATAATCCTCCTGCGGAACTAAAGATAACTGTTTCATGTTATTTGCCTCTTTCTTAAAAACGGAATTGCACACTCTTTTAGTATAACATATCATTCGGGAAATTTCAAGCCTTTGGAGATGCTTTTTTCATTCTTTATGCCAATATTGCAATCTCAGTTGAATTATGCTATAATAGTACATACATAATTAGCCTCTGTCGAAAGGAGTCACCACGATGAAGACTTACCGCACTTTTGAAGAGTATATGTACGACAACTATTATGATGCAATATATAACAAGGTCAAAGGATTCCTTTTCCAGAAAAGGGAAACCTCATTTCTGTCAACAAACCTTATCCCAGACGTCAGCAGATTCGATTTAGACGATTATCATGTTATGGGAGCGACTTTTAAGACACCCGGAGGCGATGTGCTCCACTTCCGTTTAAGCATAAACGCCGATGTCAATGTCTACGGGAAGTCGCGCTATGATTATGAATCGGATACTAAGTCAATTTGGATGTCTGTATACTGCGAGAGCATCCTGAAGAATGGACTTCATAATGTCAGGATTGTTCGTGTAGAAGAGTATAGTAAAGATAGATTTGATAAGGAAACTGCCCTCGACCACTATCTTGTTCCTTATCTCTACAGCGAGGATGCCGATAAGGTTGCAGAAGATTTCCTGCGTGATCACTGCGCACAGGCACTGGATACAGCTATGCCGCTGCCGATACAAGAAATTGTAAGTGACCTCGGAATGAAGTTGTATCCTGCACCGCTTGATGATAACATTTTCGGTAAAACCTATTTTGTAACAACTACAGTCACAGTATATAAAGACGACAGTTATTCTGAGACTGAGGATATCACTGTTCCACCGGGAACTATGCTAGTAAATCCCGATGTCTTTTTCATGTACAATATCGGAACAATGAATAACACTATTATTCATGAATGTGTACACTGGAAGCGGCACAAGATGTTTTTTGAATTGATGCGCCTATTGAATCAGGAGTATCGCTTTATTTCCTGCGAGATAGTAGAGGCTTATGGTAAGGAGAGGGCGAACTCAACCCCATTGGAGTGGATCGAGTGGCAGGCAAACACCCTTGCTCCGAAAATCCTAATGCCCGCATCTACTACTAAAAAGTTCATTCAAGATCGACTTCATGATTTGCGTCAGTGTATGCCAGCAAGCACCAGAGATGCGGAAGTAATGGCTCAGGCAATTCAGGATACCGCTGATTTCTTTCAGGTTTCACGACTTGCAGCCAAACTCCGCGCTATTGAGTTGGGCTTTGAACAAGCACATGGTACATATGTATACATAGAAGGAAAGTCCATCCCCCACTTCTCCTTTGGTTCTAAGATCATTGGCAAGAATGGCAGCTTCGTAGTTGATTCTATCAGCGCACTACGTATGATCATAACACATCCGGTTCTGGATGCACTGTACGCAGAGGATAAGATTGTTTTTGTTAACAATATGCTCTGTATAAATGCTCCGAAGTATATTCAGTTTAATGATGAAGAGCAGCCGGTAATGACGCAGTATGCACTGGATCATGTCGATGAATGCTGTTTCCTTTTCACCTGTAAAAAGCGCATCAAGCTGGATTATGATGACTCGTTTTACCGTGCCTGCTTCTTGTGCCGTGAGGTCACAGCCGATTCCTTGCTCGAAGCGGAGTATGATGCTAAACTCGCCAAGAACCAATTGACCGAGGAAGAGGCTGCTGCCATTGCAGAAATTGTTAAGCTGTCGCAACAGTTTGAAAGCGATTTCGATGAACTGCCCGGTTCATTCCATAAAACTGTCGACTACCATATTACTCGCAAAGGACTTACTGCTGAGATGCTGAGTGAGCGTTCAAACCTCAGTACGCAAACAATAAGCGAACTGCGCAATAAGACGGACAAGACTGTTTCTTTCCAGACATTGCTGAAACTGTTTATTGGCCTGAACCTTAACAAAGAATACTGCTATGACCTGATGAAGAAAATCGGAATGGATTTTCCCAATACAATGGAAGGCAGGTTCTTCAAATGGCTTGTGGATGAGCATACGGATGAAACCATAGAACGCTGGCAAATGTACCTTGATCAAGCAAAGCTAAAGGTGACTCTATGTGAATTAGATTCGTAGTAATAATGTACATCTATCACTATTGTGATTTGTGCAAAATGCAGAAAGTGATGATTGGGTGCTTCTCAGCATCAAGTGCCACTTGATGTTCTATAACCTATTTAGGGGCTATTCCGCTGATTCCTATGATTGGAATTAGTGGAATAGCCCCTTTTTGCGTGCTTTTTGACCATCAAGTGCCACTTGATGGTCATTTTTTATACCTTGCTGTATACTGGAAGCAGACAACAAGACACGAGGAGGTCAAAGAAATGACAATCACAGAAAGAATGGTTGCTGAAAGTCAGGTTGATAATTTGCTTCGTAGCATTGACAGACGCTATGGAACGGCAATCTGCGAGTCGATGATCACACTTCATGGTGGTAGTGCAGAAACTCTCGGTTCATGGGAACTTGAGGCATTACGTGATGATCTTGTCACCATCGATAACGACAAATGATGCTCATTACACCATCATATTCACTTTTTCTTTAGGGGCCAGTAACCTAAGACTGATTCTGCCTGCGGTACCGATAAGGATATCCAGAAATGTGCTAAATTTTGCATCAGATATATAAACCGTCTTAATCAGTTCTTTATAGGCCTCCTCGAAGAAAGAATGGTATTTCTCCAACGCAGCAATGTAGTCCATCTTATCATCAATTGCAAATGAAATGAGTCTGCAATACACATAGCGAATCATAAAGTCCGTATAGTTTGACGGAATAGTATCCTTTTTTCTATACGTTTCTGAAAAAGCCAATGGCTCGGTAATATCGTGAAATTGGTATTCACCAGCTTCATTTTTGTATCCATCAAAATAGTCATATTTTTGAAATTGCTTTTTTAAACGTTCATATGCTTTATCTACTGTTGTATTGTCGATGAGCGAATAAGCTTCAGCAACATCCCTTAATGATAGTATATGCTTGGCTTTATATGCTTTCAATGCCACTACCCCTGTAAACTTTTCTACAGAAAAGACCGGTATTTTTGTTGCTAAGAAATAGCTTACATACTGGAAAAGGCAGTAGATATACAAGTTCTTATATGGATTGTCATTTTGTCCATTGTAGTACTCTATTTCCGCACCTTCAAATTCTCCTGACGGTTTATTATAGTTGTTGTATTTGTTCTTGTAGAACTCGATTTCATCGTCCACAGCTTGAAGAAGAGAATGCCCTTCAATTCTTGGAGCGGATAGGATACGAACATAGAAGTCCATGAACTTAGACCAACGCTTTTCAAGGTTTTGAATAAAAGTCCTCGGTTCCAAAGCCTGTAGAACAGAATGTAATCGAGTCTTATCCATCATATGGATTTGCGCTTCTTTCGGTCGAAGGCATTTTGCTTCTTCAACATAATGAGGATAAAGCACAGTTTTGAAATATTCATTTGCGTGGATATAAAGGTCTTGTAGTTTTTTAGTAGCTGCTGTTTGCCCTGAACCCTTTTTATAAAAGGATTTTAGCGTTTCATTAGTACGAATGAATTCTCGGAACATCTTCTCTTCTTCGTCTGTCATATCATCGTGCAAATTCAGAGTCTTGACAAATTCTTTATACTTTCTGATAAGTACCCTTGCTTGTATCTCTTCGGAACGATATTCATATCCTAATTCTTCTTCATGAATTCTAAGTAGATAATCAGAAAGATTCTCATTTTCTCTTCTCATATTGATCTCTCCTAACATTTCTATGGTCGGGAAAATTCTCTAAAATTTTGTGTCATGGCTTTTCCTGCGGTTGTAAGCTATAATGGTTGTAGCGGTCAAGACACCGCAAAAAAACAGGAGGTGCATTTATATGTACGACTTAACAAATCCGACCGGAGGGCAGTTTCTGCCGCCAACTCCATCAGAGTTCTATTCCTATGTAAACGCAGGAATTGAACAAAACTGGATGAAAATCCAACAGGGCTATGCCAATCCATATTCTTCCACCGGAAGACCAATGGAACAGTTAAACGGTGCAGCGTATAACGCAGCGTTATTTTCCAATATTGGCATCCCTCGTAATCAGGGCGGCACAGGAATGCGCGGTGGCTATGAAACAACCATGAACTACGCAATTGGCCAAGCACTGTGGGTTGGCTACAATATCTGCTGTTTATACTACGGCTTGCCGATGTTGCCGCCGCCCTGTCTGACATAATTATACACCCAGAATCAGAAAAAAGTCAAGAGGGAAACCGTCCTGAGCAAGACGCTAAAAGGCTCTCTGTGTTGACTGATGCCGGCTGCTCAACGGTCAGCATGGATAACTGAATAGTAAGGGCTGTTTTTTGAGCGAACAGCCGCATACTGGAACGGAGCGATCCATTCCGGGATGCGGTTAGGTCTTTGCGCCTAAATAGCAGCCGGTCTATTCCTCCGTTCCTAATCGAACGGAGGAATTTTTATGCAAATATATCTTAGGCAAATGAACAAGACGATTGAAGTGACAAAAGAGGTGCATGACGATTTTTACCGCGATATCAACGCATATCGCCGCACACAACAGAACCACGGACGCTGTGTCTGCCCGAAGGCAAACTACCGCTACTGCGATATGGACTGCTGCACCTGCAAATACAGTCGCGCCGGGGACACGCTCTCCCTCGACTGCCCAACCACGAATGAAGAAGGCGATGAGGAGACCATGCTCGACAAAATGGTCGATGAGGCATCGGATACAGCGGAGATCGCAGCCGATCAGCTCCTGCTCGAAGCACTTATTGCAAGAATGGACGAGCTTGCGCCGGGTATCTTCCGTGCCTTTGAGCTGCGTCAGAATGGACTGTCAGATACAGAGATTGCACGAGAACTGGATATTCCACGCACCACGCTTCTCTCCCGTATGAAGAAGGTCACCATGATCCTGACTGAAGAATTTTTTGAAAATCCTTCGTCAAATCAGCCGTCAGCTTTCCAATGACAAGTAGAAGGAGGTGAAGCACCGTGAATGCAAAGACTCAGGAACTTGTGGATACACTGTTGGCGATCAGCGTTGTATCGAAAAGACTGGCAAAAAATTTGACAAAGGAGGCCCTTAAACATGGATCCGATGATGGAACTGGTAAATGCGCTGAATGCGCTCACTGCCGTGCTGCAGAAGTTCACGCAGCAGACCACTGAGAACTACCTCAATACCTTTGAGGAATTGCCCACACCCGAAACGGACGATGCTCCGGCGGCTGAACCGCAGCCCGCACCGAAGCCGACCGTAACAATTGAGCAGGTTCGCGCTGTTCTTTCGGAATTGTCCCGTGCAGGTAAGACTGCGCAGGTCAAGGAACTGCTGAAGAAGCATGGCGGTGATAAGCTCAGTGCTGTTGATCCTGCCGAATATCCGGCACTGCTTCGGGAAGCTGGTGAGCTGAATGCCTGATGTACATTCCAATCTGCCGCCTTCAGCAAGTAAGATGTGGATTTCATGCCCTCCTGCAGCGATGCTGAATGCCAAAGCACCGGATACAGGCAGCAGTTATGCTCTTGCCGGAACGCAGGCTCATGCTGTGGCTGAAGCGAAGATCAGGCAGGTTCTCGGCGAGGATGTCACCATACCAGAATGCGCCGATGCCGAAATGGATGAAGCGACCGACCTGTATCGTGATTTTGTGCTGGAACAGATCGAAGCCGCTCGTGCCTCATGCCGTGATCCTACCGTCCTTGTAGAGCAGCGTGTTTCCTGTGAACGCTGGGCGGAAGGATGCTTCGGTACTGCCGACTTCCTGCTGATCTCCGACCAGACACTGCACATATGCGATCTGAAATACGGTCAGCTCGAAGTCAGTGCGCAGGACAATACGCAGCTAATGTGCTATAGCCTCGGAGCGATAGAAGCGTTTTCTTCGCTGTATGAATTCACTGAGGTGAAGATGACGATCTTTCAGCCGCGCCTGAACCACTGCGATACCTGCACCAAGACGGTGGAAGAGCTGCTTCGGTGGGGCGATACTGTTCTGAAACCCGCCGCTGCTCTCGCCCTCGCAGGCAAAGGTGAATTCTGCGCGGGGGAACACTGCCGTTTCTGCAAGGTCAAGCAGACCTGCCGTAAACGGGCTGAATACAATCTTGCACTTGCGAGATATGATTTCGCAATGCCGCCGGAACTGACCAATGATGAGATCGAGGCTATCCTTGCGAAGGCAGATGACCTTACATCGTGGATATCTGACATTAAGGACTATGCGATGCAGCAGGCTCTTTCCGGTAAGCACTGGTCGCAGTGGAAACTGGTCGAAGGACGTTCCGTCCGCAAATACACCGATGAAGCTGCCGTTGCAGATGTTGTTACCGCCGCAGGCTTTGATCCCTATGAACATAAGGTTCTGGGGCTTACGGCAATGACCAAGCTGCTCGGCAAGCGTAAATTTGAAGAACTGCTCGGTGGTCTGATCCACAAGCCACCCGGCAAACCGACACTCGTTCCTATCTCCGACCGCAGGGCGGAGTGGAATACAGCCAAAAATGATTTTATGGAGGACTGATACTATGGAAAAGAAGATTATTCCGACAAAGGTGATCACCGGCGTGTGCCGCTGGAGCTATGCAAATGTGTGGCAGCCGAAGGCTATCGAGGAAGGCGCAAAGCCGAAATACTCGGTCAGCCTGATCATCCCGAAGAGCGACACCGCAACCATCGAGAAGATCAGGGCGGCGATTCAGGCGGCTTATGAGGAAGGCGCAGGCAAGCTCAAGGGCACCAGCAAGAGCGTTCCGCCTCTCAGCACTTTGAAAACCCCGCTCAGGGACGGAGATGCCGAGCGTCCCGATGATCCGGCTTATGCGAACAGCTACTTCGTGAATGCCAACTCTATCACCGCTCCCGGCGTGGTCGATGCTGACCGTCAGCCTATCATTGATACCTCTGAGGTGTACAACGGCGTTTACGGTCGTGCAAGCATCAATTTCTACGCATATGCGACCAAGACGGCAAAAGGCATCGCCTGCGGCCTGAACAACCTCATGAAGGTCAAGGACGGCGAACCCCTCGGCGGTCACAGCCGTGCAGAGGATGACTTCGCAGACCTTGAGGATGATTTCCTCAGCTAATTGACTCCGGAGCCCAGTTGCGTCCATGCGGCTGGGCTCTATTGCTATAAGGATGTGACAATATGAAATGTATAGAAATTGATCTGGAATGCCGCAGTGATATTGATCTGACGAAGGCCGGAGTATACCGCTATGCCGATTCCCCGTACTTTGCGATCACGCTTATGGGCATTTCCGTTGACGGCGGAGAGGTACAGCAGTATGACTTCACCGCCGGGGATACCGTTCCCGATAATATCCTCTACGCGCTTGTTGATGAAAGCATCATAAAACGCGCCCATAATGTGAATTTCGAGCGCATCTGTCTCTCTCGCTACCTCCGTGATAATTATCCGCATATCTTCCGCAGTTACAGCATCAATGAAGATACAGTCGGTGACTACCTCTCTCCCCGTGGGTGGCACTGCACCATGATTCACTGCCGGACACTTGCGCTGCCGTCCACACTGGCGGATGCGGGTGCTGCACTGAAACTGGAACAGCAGAAGATGCCGGAAGGAAAAGCCCTTATCAAATACTTCTGCATTCCCTATGCTGAAGAAGACGGCGTTCCGCAGTTCCACGTTCCCTCTGATGCGCCGGATAAGTGGGAAACATTCAAGACATATAACCGGCAGGATGTTGTTGCGGAAATTGCCATAGATGAACGGCTCTCACGCTATCCCGTTCCCGATGCTGTATGGGAGGAATTCTATCTGGATCAGGAGATAAATGATCGCGGCATTGCTGTAGATACAGCCCTCGCCGATGCTGCGCTCCGCATCGATGCGCAGGCAAAGGCTACGTTGTCGGTGGAAATGAGCCGCCTGACCAGAGTAGAAAACCCGAATTCCGTGTATCAGCTTCTGAACTGGCTCGAACAGCAGGGATATCCTTCGGACTCCCTCGGCAAAAAAGAGGTTGCCGCCCTCATCAAAACAGCCAAAGAACCTGTGAGGACGGTGCTTGAACTGCGACAGCAGTTATCCAAGTCATCGGTCAAGAAATACACAGCGATGAAAGCGGCAGTCTGCTCCGATGGCAGAGTGCGCGGTATGTTCAGCTTTTACGGTGCATCACGCACGGGGCGGCAGTCCTCCAAGATCGTGCAGCTCCAGAACCTGCCGCAGAACCATATCCCGGACTTAGCAGTCGCACGGGATACAGTCAAATACGGCAGTTATGAGGATGCTGAGATGCTGTACGGCAATGTGCCTGATCTGCTGTCTCAGCTTATCCGCACAGCCTTTGTTCCCCGTACGGGATTCAAGTTTGTTGTAGCGGACTTTTCGGCGATAGAATGCCGAGTTCTGGCATGGCTTGCCGGAGAACAGTGGGTACTGGACACCTTTGCAAACAACGGTGATATTTACTGTGCGACCGCAAGCCGTATGTTCCACTGCAAAGTCGAGAAGCACGGTGAAAACGCTGAACTGAGGCAGAAAGGCAAGCAGGCAACGCTGTCCTGCGGCTACGGCGGCGGTGTTGGTGCGCTGATCAGCATGGGCGCATTGGAATCCGGCATGAAGGAAGAAGAACTGAAACCGCTGGTGGATGCGTGGCGGGCGGCGAACCCGAATATCGTCCGGCTCTGGCATGATCTGGAAAAGGCTGCGATCACCGCTGTATCTCAGGGAACGGTACAGGAAACGCACGGCCTGTTGTTTTCGTATACCGGCGGTATGCTTTTTATCACATTGCCTTCCGGCAGGTGGCTTGCCTATGCTCAACCCAAGATCGGGTGCAGTAAGTATGGCGGTAAATGCATCACATACATGGGGCTGAATACTGCAAAGAAATGGGACAGGCTTGAAACCTTCTCCGGCAAGATCGCAGAGAATGTAACGCAGGCGATTGCCCGCGACTTGCTCTTTTACAGTATGCAAACGCTGTCGCACTGTTTTATGGTAGCAACGGTGCATGACGAGATCATCATCGAGGCAGATAAGCGTATGTCTGTGGACGCTGTATGTGAGCAGATGGGCAGAGTGCCGCCGTGGGCAAAAGGGCTTATTCTCAAGGCTGATGGATACGAATGTGATTTCTACCAGAAAAATTAACGAACCCTTCGTCAAAACGGCTGTCTCGTTTCCAATGACAATTAGAGGGATACCTCAAATTTTCCGAGAGGAGTTTTTATTATGCAGACTTTGATTCCTATGGATGACTTCGGTGTATTCGTTGACAAGCAGGACACGGTCAGAGTGGACAGCCGTTTCGTGGCACAATTCTTCGACAAGAGACATGATCATGTTCTGCGTGACATCGCCAAAATCACTGCCCCCACATCTGGGTTGAGTGAAGAATTCCGCAATGCCAACTTCCAGCCTGCGTCCTATGTGGATTCCACGGGCAGAAAACTGCGCTGCTTTCTTCTGACTCGTGATGGCTTCACTCTTCTGGCAATGGGATACACCGGTCCGAAAGCAATGCAGTTCAAGGAACTGTATATCCGCCGCTTCAACGAAATGGAAGCCTTCATCAGAACGCTGGTGTCCGCAAGACAGGAGTTCCCGCTGCTGACCGAAAACATCCGCCTGCTGAAGGACGATCCGAAGCCTTATCACTTCAGCAACGAGTGCGATATGCTCAACCGCATCGTTCTCGGCATGACTGCAAAGCAGTTCCGCATCCAGCACGGCATCGAAAAGAAGACCAGCATCCGCCCGTACCTGACGCAGGAGCAGATCGACCTGCTTGAAACGCTGCAGAAGGTCGATATCGGACTGCTTGTGTCTGTGCCGGACTACCACGAGAGAAAGCGTTATCTGGAATGGTATGCCACAAAGATCAAGGAGGGCTGAATGGCAGACAAATATAACGGCGAGGGCTATTACAGCCCCACCGAATATGAAGCATTTACCCGTATCGAGAAGGAAGAGAAGGCTGCGGCGAAAGCTGCCGCCTTCCGACCTATCATCTACATCTGCTCTCCCTATGCCGGAGATACGGAGAAGAACACTGAGAACGCACGAAAATACAGCCGCTTTGCTGTCGATATGCACTGCCTGCCCATAACACCGCATATTTATTTCACGCAGTTCATGAACGATGATGTCCCGGAAGAACGGGATACCGCCCTGTTCATGAATATCATACTGCTGAGTAAATGTGCGGAGCTGTGGGTTTTCGGCAGTTATATCAGTTCCGGCATGAAGGCGGAGATTGACCGTGCAAAGCGGAAGCATATCCCGATACGCTATTTTACTACTGATTTGGAGGAATGCACATGAGACCACTTGCTATCGCCTACGGCAACAGCCGTCAGGCAAAAACATGGGTGAACAAGACCATCAGCTATGATGACCTCAAGGAACGCCTGCGTGTTCCGCAGCGGACAACAGAGACCGCCGAGGAATATGCGAAGATGTCTAAGTCACAGCGTGATGCGGCAAAAGACCACGGCGGCTTTGTCGGCGGTGTGCTGAAGGGCGGCAGGCGCAAGATAGATACGGTCGAAAAGAGGTCTATCCTTTCCTTTGATGGTGACCGCCTTACCCGTGAATACATGGACAGCTTTGAGACAACGATGCCGTATACCGCCTGCCTGTATACTACGCATTCCAGTACTCCTGAGAACCCCAGAGCGCGTATTCTTGTTCCGATGACACGGGATGTGACACCAGAGGAGTTCGTGGCGGTCGCCCGGTATGTCGCTGAGATGCTGGGCATTGATTATTTCGATGAGTGTTCCTATCAGCCAAATCAGCTTATGTACTGGCCGTCCTGTCCGCAGAACGGTGCTTTTGAGTTCAAGGAAGTGGACAAGGCGTGGCTTGATCCCGATGCTATCCTGTCGGCGCACCCGGAATGGACTGATCCGACACAGCTTCCGACCTCTTCCCGTGAAAGCAAGGCGAATCAGGTCACGCAGCAGAAGGTGCAGAATCCTCTGGAAAAAGAAGGTGCTGTCGGTCTGTTCAACAGAGCCTTTTTCCCAATCAGCAAAGCCCTGTCAGAGTTCCTGTCTGATGTATATGAGCCGACTGATAACGAGAACCGCTGGCATCTCATCACCGCACACAGCATGGCGGGTGTCGAGATCAAGGAGGATATGTTCGTGTACTCGCACCATGCAAAAGACCCGGCATACCTGAAACTCTGCAATGCCTTTGATATCGTGCGGATACACAAATTCGGCAGTCTGGATGATAAAGCATCCTACCGTGAGATGTGCAAGTTTGCCATGAGCCTTGATGCCGTGAAGCTGCTTGCAGCGGAAGAAAGACTGGCGGAAGCGGCAAGCGACTTCTCCGCCCCTATCGATGATGACTGGAAGAAACGCCTGCACCGCAATAAGGACGGCGTTCTTGAGAACTGCCTGCATAATATCCGCCTGATCATGGAGAATGACCAGTATCTGCAGAGTATCGTATTCAATCAGTTGGCGGACGGTATGGAGATCAGCGGCGAAGTGCCGTGGAAGCATCCTGCCCGTTTCTGGCGTGATGCCGATGACGCACAGCTTATCTGCTATGTCGATGCAAGCTATGGAACTTTCTCGGCTCGTAATTACGATATCGCCGTCCAAAAGGCTGCTGACGACCGTTCCTATCATCCGATCAGGGAGTATTTCTCCCGTCTTCCGGAGTGGGACGGCATCGAGCGAATCGACACCATGCTGATCGATTATCTCGGTGCGGATGATAATGCATATATCCGGGCGGTGTCTCGCAAGATCATGTGTGCCGCTGTGCAGCGTGTATATCACCCCGGCATCAAGTTCGACCATATCCTTGTGCTGAACGGACCACAGGGCATCGGAAAATCGACCTTTATCAGAAAACTCGGCGGCGAATGGTATTCCGACAGCCTGAACCTTTCCGATATGAACGATAAGACTGCTGCGGAAAAGCTGCAGGGATACTGGATTCTAGAGATCGGTGAACTTGCCGGAATGAAGAAGGCTGACATCGACAAGGTAAAGGCGTTCATTTCCCGTCAGGACGATAAGTACCGTGCCTCCTTCGGCAGGCGTGTCACCCCGCATCCGAGACAGTGTGTTTTCTTCGGCACAACCAATTCCGAGAACGGCTTTCTGCGTGATGTGACCGGCAACCGCCGCTTCTGGACGGTCAGAGTTCCCGGCGGCGACCAGTACAAGCCGTGGGACCTGACCGAATTCGATATTGACATGATGTGGGCGGAGGCATTAGTGTATGTGAAAGAGGGTGAACCGCTGTTCCTGCCTGCGGAGCTGGAAAGCTATGCAAGGACGGAGCAGTCTGCGGCAATGGAGCAGGATGACCGTGAAGGGCTCGTCATCCGTTATCTGGATACGCTTCTGCCGACCGACTGGGATGCGATGGATATCTACAAACGCCGCAGTTTCCTGCAGAACCCCGATGAACCCACACAGCCTGTCGGCTCGGTGCGCCGTGAAACTGTATCGAACATTGAGATCTGGTGCGAGTGCTTCGGAAAGCTGAAGGAGGACATCAAGCCTGCGGACAGCTATGCGATCACTGCTATCATGACACGTATCAGCGGCTGGGAAAAGAACGGTACGAAGAAAAGGCTTCCCATTTACGGACTGCAGCGCATCTATACCCGTAAGGTCTGAGACAACTGTATGAAACAAGTGGCAGTCGGGCTTGTCTCACTCCACTTGTTTCATTCAAAATTCCCGTGGCGCAAGGAAAAACGTTCCTTACGGAAACAACTTATACAACTATATCTTTATAGTACAAATAAAAGAATATATAGTAAGAAACCGCGCGCGAAAGCGCACGTAATACGCGCGTATAGGGATTTTCTGTACCGCTGTTTCAGAATGGAGAGAAAAATGGATGAGAAGTATATCGAGCAGGCATTCCGAAAGGCAGTCAGGGACTCCGGCGGTATCGCATTGAAATTCGTGTCGCCGGGATTCAGCGGAGTTCCCGACCGACTTGTGCTGATGCCGCATGGGAAGATAGCATTTGTTGAAGTGAAAGCACCCGGTGAAAAGCCCAGAGCCTTGCAGCTTTCCCGGCATAAGCTCCTGCGGCGGTTAGGCTTCAAGGTGTATGTGCTTGACGATATTTCTCAGATCGGAGGGATGATTGATGAGATACAGACCGCATGATTATCAGAGATATGCTGCGGATTTTATAAAAAGCCATCCCATTGCGGCACTGCTGCTATCGATGGGACTTGGAAAAACGAGCATCACGCTGACCGCTGTCAATGACCTGCTGTTCGACAGCTTTGAGGTCAGCAGAGTTCTCGTGATAGCCCCTATCCGTGTAACACGGGTGTGGGCGGAAGAGATCGAGAAATGGGATCACCTGAGAGGGCTGACATACAGCATTGCAGTCGGTACAGCGGAAGAGCGCAGAACGGCACTGTCACGGAAGGCGGATATTTATATCATCAACCGCGAGAATGTCGGCTGGCTGATAGATGAGATACAGTTCGATTTTGACATGATTGTTATTGATGAGCTGAGTTCCTTCAAAAACCACCAGACAAAACGCTTCAAGGCTCTCATGAAGGCAAGACCGAAGGCGAAGCGCATCGTGGGGCTGACGGGAACGCCGACAGGAAACGGACTCATGGACTTGTATGCGGAGTTCCGCCTTCTGGATATGGGACAGCGGCTTGGACGTTTTATCGGGCAATACCGCAGCACCTACTTTCAGCCCGATAAGCGGAACGGCATGATCGTGTACAGCTATAAGCCTCTGCCCGGTGCGGAGGATGCGATATATGAAAAGATATCCGACATCACGGTTTCCATGAGGGCGACCGACCACCTGAAAATGCCGGAACTGATCATGAGCGAATATACCGTGCAGCTTTCCGGAGCGGAGCATAAGAAATACAGCGACCTGCGGCAAGAACTGGTGCTGTCGCTGCCGGACGGCGAAGTCACTGCCTCCAACGCCGCAAGTCTCAGCAATAAACTGTCGCAGATGGCGAATGGTGCGATATACGATGACTCCGGCGAGGTCGTTCCGATACACGACCGGAAGCTGGATGCCCTTGAGGATATTATCGAAAGCATGAACGGCAGACCGCTGCTTGTCGCATACTGGTTCCGGCATGACCTCGACCGCATATCGGAACGGCTGCATCAGTTGCATATCCCGTTCAGCACTCTGGATAAGCCCGACAGCATCAGCCGCTGGAACAGAGGTGAACTGCCTGTCGCCCTGATACATCCTGCCTCTGCCGGACACGGGCTGAATCTTCAGTCCGGCGGCAGCACCCTTGTATGGTTCGGGCTGACATGGAGTCTGGAACTGTATCAGCAGACGAACGCCCGTCTGTGGCGACAGGGACAGCAGTCAGCGACCGTTGTCATACAGCATATCGTGACGAAAGGCACTGTCGATGAGCGCATTTTGAAAGCACTGCATGATAAGGACAAAACGCAGTCAGCCTTGATGGATGCCGTCAAAGCGGAACTGGAGGGATGCTATGGGATATGAGCTGCTTGCCGCTGCTGTAATAGAAAAAGCCCTGCAGGATTACAAAGCTGCCCTTATGACAAAAAACAGGGACGGCATCAATGAAGCAGAGCGTTTTCTGCGGTCGCAGTGGTTTGAACTATTAGCCGATGACCTGAACGGTGAAACACTGATCACAACAATGAAGGAGGCATTTGCATGACGGCAACAGAATATCTGGAACAGATTAAAACAGCACGGCAGGAAGTGGAATATTGTCGGCGCAAGATAGACGAGTTGCATGATATGGCGATGCGCATATCCGGTTGCAGCTTTGAAGAGCATAACAGTCCCAATCGTCAAACTGAGGCGCGTTTTGTGAAGTACCTCGATGAGATTGAGGAAATGAAGACTGAGTTGGAGCAGAAGCGTGAAAAATACATGGCACTCGAGTTGGGGATTACCCATACGCTGATGTCACTACCCGATCCGCAGGAACGTCAAGTGCTGGAATTGATTTTTCTACATGGCCTTACCACACAGGAAACGGCAAAGCAGATGCTTTTGAGTACTGCGACCGTTAAGCGCAGAAAGGCAGACGCACTACTCGAACTTGAAAAAATGCTTCATGATGAGCCGCAATGAACCCCTTTGAATACTTGCAGAGCCACCCAATATGTGTTATAATAGAAGAGTAAAAGAATGCAAAGAGCCGCCGTGGGTAACCGCAGCGGCTTTTGTCATGTCCAGAGGAGGTGTCGGCGATGCCGAGGAAGGCACTGAAACCGTGCAAGCACCCCGGCTGTCCGAGGCTGACCGATGGTGCGTACTGCGATGAACACAAGCCGCTGCACCCTGACAGACCGTCTGCCGCCAAGCGTGGATACAATAGCAAGTGGCAGCGTGTCAGCAAGGCGTACCTGCGGAAGCATCCGCTGTGTGTGAAGTGTCTGGCGCAGGGAAAGTATGTGACGGCAACTGTTGTCGATCATATCGTTCCGCATCGCGGTGACCACTACCTGATGTGGAGCGACACGAACTGGCAGGCGTTATGCAAACCGTGTCACGACCGGAAAACCGGAAGTGAGGACAGCAACCCTGAGTATTCTTATTGACGGGGGCTGAGCTGGGGGCTGCCGGGTGGGGGTATCGGAATCTCTACGGTACTGCCGCCACAAGACCGGGGTCCCCCCTCACGCACAAAAACGCCGGTTCAAACACCCGATTAACCCCCTCGAATATTTTTTAAGCCGAAATCCTTGTGGTTTCGGCATTTTTATTGGTAGGTGATGATTATGGCAAAGGACGGTACCAACCGAGGCGGACGCAGAGTCCGCGCAGGTGATAAACCGAAACCCCTCGCTGAGAAAATTGCCGCCGGAGAGGATGCCGACATCATCGAGTTTTCCCCGACCGTGCTGGAGGGAGCTGACCTTGACGATGCCGCCGACCTCGTTGGTGAGGATATGCCCTCGCCGAGCGAGTACCTCTCGGCACGGCAGAAGGACGGCAAGCCCCTCGGCGCAGATGAGATATACAAGGAAACATGGCTCTGGCTGAAAAATCGTGGCTGTGAAAAGCTGGTAAACAAACGGCTGCTCGAAAGCTACTCACTGGCATTCGCTCGTTTTGTACAGTGCGAGGAAGCCCTCTCCGCCTACGGTCTGCTCGGCAAGCATCCAACGACCGGCGGCGTGGTCGCATCCCCGTTTGCATCGCTCAGTCAGTCCTACCAGAAACAGGCAAATCTGCTCTGGTATGAGATTTTCGACATCGTGAAGCAGAACTGCACCACTAAATTTGACGGTTCTCCGCAGGATGACCTGATGGAGCAGCTTCTCCGCAGCAGAAAGTGAGGAAGGTATGAAAGCAAACACAGATATGAATTTCTGGCGTGACCTGAAAGCAAAACGCTCTCAGCTTACAAAGCAGCAATACCGCACCATCAAGGGGCAGGCTGTCAAAGGTCAGATCGGTGATGCCCGCAAAGGGCTGCAAAAAATACTGATGCGGAGGGGTTCACGATGAAAACAACAACAGATTTTCAGCTTGTCGCCACTGACAAGCTGATCCCATATGTAAATAACGCCCGCACTCATTCGCCGGAGCAGATCACAAAGCTGCGTTCCTCCCTGCGTGAATTCGGTTTTATCAACCCGATCATTATCGACAGGGACTACAATATCATCGCCGGACACGGCCGTCTTGCGGCTGCAAAGGCAGAGGGCATGACGGAAGTACCATGTGTATTTGCAGAACATCTGACCGAAGCGCAGAAGAAAGCATACATCCTTGCGGATAACCGAATGGCACTGGATGCCGGCTGGGATGATGAACTTCTGGCGGTCGAGATGTCGGAATTGCAGGAAATGGGCTATGACCTCGGTCTGACCGGTTTTGACGAAAAGGAACTGGCGGCTCTGTTTGAAACAGACGATGAGGCAAAGCAGGATGATTTCGATGTTGACGGCGAATTGGAAAAGCCCTGCTTCTCCAAGCCGGGAGACGTATGGCATCTTGGCAGGCATACCGTGATCTGCGGCGACAGCACACTGCCGGAAACATATACATCTCTGCTCGGTGATACAAAGGTCAACCTCGTATGCACGGACCCGCCGTACTTCGTCAACCTTGACAGTACATCGGGCAAGATCAAAAACGATGACCTCAATGATGAGCAGGGATATAAATTCCTGCGCTCGGCTTTCGAGCAGTTCCGGGATGCAATGGCAAAGGATGCCAGCATTTATGTGTTCTATGCAACGGCAAAGGCGCGTGTATTCCACGATGCCTATGAGGATGCTGGCTTTAAGGTCGGCGCAGGTCTGGTCTGGAAGAAAGACCGCCTTGTGCTGACACGCACGGACTGGAAGTATATCCACGAGCCGATCATCTGGGGATGGCGGAAAGACGGCAAGCATATCTGGTACGGCGACCAGAAGCAGAAAACTGTATTTGAATTCGACCGTATCAAAAACAGCAAGGAGGACGGCTGCGGTCATCCTTCGAGCAAGCCCGTTCCGCTGATCGCATATCTCGTGCAGCAGTGTACGCAGTCGAACGGTATGGTGCTGGACGGTTTCCTCGGCAGCGCATCAACGCTGATCGCCTGTGAGCAGTTGAACCGTATCTGCTATGGCGTGGAACTTGAGCCGAAGTTTGTCGATGTGGCTGTGGAGCGTTTCCGCAAGTATCTCGCCGATAACGGCGGCACCGCTGAGGTGTATGTTATCCGTGACGGCAAGCGCATCGACTATGACGATGTGCCGAAGGAGGTCGAGGCGGATGAGTAATCTTACGCTCGGCAGCCTCTTTGACGGCAGCGGCGGTTTTCCACTTGGCGGTATTCTTGCAGGCATTGAGCCTGTATGGGCATCCGAAATTGAACCGTTCCCGATTCGTGTTACTGAAAAACGTCTGCCGCAGATGAAACACTACGGCGATGTCAGCAAACTGGACGGCGCAGAACTGCCGCCCGTGGATATTATAACTTTCGGCAGCCCATGTCAGGATATGAGCATCGCCGGAAAAAGAAATGGCCTTGACGGTGAGCGTTCCGGGCTGTTTCATCAGGCTGTCCGGATCATCAAAGAAATGAGGTGTGCCACAAATGACCGATATCCGAGATACTGCGTCTGGGAAAATGTCCCCGGCGCATTCTCATCAAATAACGGAGAGGACTTCCAATGCGTCCTCGAAGCGATCTGCAAGATCAAAGACGGCAGTGTATCTGTTCCTCGACCTGCGCGATGGTCAAAATCCGGAGAAATCGTGGGTGACGGATTCTCCGCGGCATGGAGAGTCCTTGATGCTTGCGGCTGGGGAGTTCCCCAGAGAAGAAAACGCATCTACCTTGTCGCAGATCTTGATGGCGAATGTGCCGGAAAAATACTCTTTGACTCCGAAGGCGTGTCTGGGTATTCTGCGGAGAGCTTCCGAGCGTGGCAAAGAACTGCCGCAAGTGCTGCGGAGCGCATTGGAGCGTCAGGCAGCGGAATGTCAACAGGACGGCATGGTGTTGTGCTGAATGACATGGGCGGCGCATTTATGAGTGTATCCGATGATGTTGCCGGAACGCTGCGGGCAGAAACACATGGTCATCTTCCCGCCGTTCTTGAAGCAGCAGGTCTGGATGCGCAGTCTGCATCCGTGTATGAGAACCACTCTCAGGACAGCCGCTATACTGGGCCATTGGACATTGCACCGACCGTTGCTGCGACCTACGGCATGGGCGGAAACAATCAGCCTTTTGTGGTCGAAACGCCGAAAACGCTGAAGATACGCTGCGGCGGCGGATGCGGCGGAAAAGGTAATGATGATTGATTGGATATGGAAAGTTGCTTGTTTTTCTTCATGAAATATCAACCTCCTGTCAAGAATAACTATCCATAAAAATAGTGCCTTCTTCACAGGAGGCACTATTAGGTGGATAGAATAATGTTACTTTATGTTGTTGAGCATTGCCATGAGAGAAGCATCGTTACGCCAGTCAGGCAGATCAGGAACTACCTTGGGTGCAGATTCTTCAATAATTGTACGGCGCATTTCCACATCTGCCTTAGCGTAAACCTGAGTCGTAGTGATGTGAGAATGCCTCAGAAAATCACGAATGTAGCTCAAGGCAATGCCAGCCTGAAGCATATGCATGGCTTTCGAGTGGCGGAGCATATGTGGAGATACTTTTTTCGGAAAAGACGGATCGCTTTTACGCACCTTATTACAGTATTTTTTCAAAATATATGTTACTCCAGCGCGAGTGAGTTTCTCCCCACGATGATTCGTAAACAGCGGAGAATCACATTTTTCCGGGCGATCCAGTTTTGTGTCTGAAAGATACTTTTTTACCACCTCAGCAGTTTCTTTCATCAGAGGAACTACGGCGGTTTTATCACCTTTCCCTGTAATTGAAACAGCGTAAGGCTTACGAAGACGAAGGTCTTTAACTGTCAGATCGCATATCTCTTGAACACGCGCTGCGCTGTCATACATCAGGGACATGAGAACCATATCTCTGCGCTCATAGGGATCTGAAACATCCGGAGCCGCTAAGATAGATTCGACCTGTGATGCCGTAAAATGGCCAACATCCGGCTGACGATGCATGATGACTCTAATGTCAAGAATACGTTGATATTCGAGCAGATAATCAGGGACTCTTGTCTTTAAGTAGTTCACGAATACATGGATGGCTGCGAGTCGCTGCTTCTGAGTTGCCGCACTGTTACCCCTGCTTTCAGCGAGCCAATTAATGAAGTTGCTGACAAAGGGTTCTGTAAAGTCTTTCAGTTTTAGCTTATCCACAGGAATACCATTTACACTTTCCGAGAAAGAAAGCAAGAGTTTAAACGTATCCCTGTACGATGAAATAGTGTTATCACTGAGATCTCTTCTTGTGGGGAGATACATCGTAAAAAAGCTGGTCGTTTGAACTGCAAAATCGGTCTGCTTCACGATTGCACCTCCTTCGGAATGAGATGCCCATACTTCAGACTGAGTTTTTCCGAAATTTCTGGATAAACCTCTGCTGTCATATGCAGGTATTTTTCCGTTGCTGCCATATCGTTATGCCCCAGATAAGTCGAAAGACGGGGCAACGCAGACGAAACAGGGATTCCATGTTTAATCCAGCGATGTAGACAGTGACAGGCAAAAGTGTGACGAAAATCGTGAACACGAGGACCTTTTCCGCGTCCATGATGGGATATCCCCGCAGCTAACAACACACGCCTGAATTCTCCATAAACAGAATTCTGACCGAGCTGATTACCTGTTCTTCCCGGAAACAAGAACGGCTCATGTATATAGGAATCCATGTACAACGTAAGGTCAGCAACCACATCGGATGACATAGGTACATAACGAGATTTCTCAAATTTTGCAAACCGCACTGTAAGTATTCCGTCTTGCAAGTCAACATCTTTACTTGTCAGCCCGGTTGCTTCCGACATACGCAGACCACAACAATAAAGGATTTCAAAAATCATCCTCATCATGACACGAAATCGCTCATCATAGGCACAGTGATAGTCGCTCTCTTTGGAATAAACATCGAAAAACCTTTGGATTTCTTCATGCGTAAAAATATACGGAACATAGCCCTGGGTATGAAGTTTCGGAAGATCGGAAGACAAAGGAACAAAAGCCTCATATCCGTGGCGAACCATATAATCCGCAAAACCCTTTATGACCCCAAAGCGAGAGTAAAGCGTTTTGTCTGCATCGGTCGGTCTTCTTGTAAGCCAAGCTTCAACCACTTCCTGTGTAAGCGTATCATTTGGGAAATCATAATTCAAGGTCATACGAGAAAACTCACTGAGCTTTTTTGCCTCGGTATTATACAAACATCCGAACGCACGTTTCTCGGCAACGAAATCAGATATATGTGGACCCAGCTTGCCGGAATAGATATAGTCCTTTTTCTTTAAAGGATCATACATATTCAGCCACCTCCTTCAAGGAAAGAGCGCAGCCACGGAGCCCTTCCACATCTATCTTCAGATAAGGAGAGCTTGACACGACTTCAGTATGGCCCATGATATCAGCGATATCTTCAAGAGGAACATTCTTATCGAGCAGCTTTCTTGCCAATGAGTGCCGAAGGGAATGTATACCGGTCTTCGCTCCGGGAGTGCTGGGCTTGATCCCTGCAATCTGCATCTGTTGTTTCAACGCATTGACTGCCGCTGTTTTCCCAAGCTGTGTATATGGAGCATTACAGGTAAGAAAAACATACGGGGAATCGACCTTGGGACGGGCGTATCGTACATAATCAATGATTGCCCATCCGGCACGCTCACTAAGAGGCAATACATTGAGATCGCCCGTTTTCTCCTGATCAAAGTGTATGGTTTTCTTATCCCAGTTAATGTCACTTCCCTTCAATGCATTAATGTCGCATGCTCTGATACCCAATTCAGCGATCAGAAGAAAAATAGCATAATTTCTTCTCCCGACAGGTGAGGCCTTATCAATACTCGCAAGCAGTTTTTCAACATCATCGTTTGTCCAGATCATAGGGATGTTGGCATTTTCAATCGCCTGAACTCGGGGTACAAAGCCAGAGTAATCGATGGGAAGATGTTCATATTTATAAAGAAATCGAAAGTATGCTCTCAGTGATTTATGCAAATGCTTAATTGTTACTTTGGAATAGCCGGCCTCCGTTTTTAAATACAACGCTATGATATCCGGCGTAATGTACTTAACGGATCGAAGGCCAATAGATTCAAGATAAAGGTAAAAGTGCCGAAGTCGTTTCAAACGATCACTCATAGGCGTTTTCCCAGTATCGATAGGAGCCCTGCTGTGATCATAAGCCAACATAATCTGATGATCATCCATCGCCCAATCTTCTAACTGCATTGAAATCGGTCTGCGTGAGAAAGCACCAAAACGTTGGTATTCTCCGAGTTTCCGTATCGCGGTTGCTGCCGTTTCCCCACGTGACTTCAATGGGCATACATACTTTTCGCCTCGCTTGTGAAGAAACGAACTGCTATTTTCAAGGAACGTAGACCCGAGTTCTTCGGTGTATTCATCTGTTGGAATTGTAGAAGCATACTCCAACAGATATTTATACACGCATCGATGACCATTAAGGGTGCCTTGGGAGTACTTAAGTTCCTCCATCTTTGCCAGAACCTCTTGTATTAGTTCCGGCAATTTAAGCTCTTTCATAACATAACCTCCTACGAAAGGATGACTATATTATGACACGTATTTATGAGAAAGGAATGTCGAAATGAAAGGAAATACGCAGAAATCTGGTGATGGGAAGAAAAAACTTTCCATATCCAATCAATCATCATTACCTTTTTTATGTGAAGCTTCACATAATAAGGGCGCATTGATTCAGGATGACCTTTCCGCTACCCTTGCCTGCAACAATGACCAGACGGTATTTCAGCCGAAGATCTATGGTGTATGCTCCAAGCACAGCAATTCCATGTTGAGCGATAATCCGCACAGCGGTTTCTATGAAGCCGTGACCTCCCGGACGATTGACACGAGCGACCAGTCGCCGTGCAAAAATCAGGGCGGCATGGTGGTTGTTGAAGGAAACGGAACAAGGCCATCGCACAAGGGTGACGGCTATGCTGAAAGCGAAAAAATGTACACGCTGAATACTGTGGAAGTTCCGGCGGTCGCATACGGCATCGAACGTGCGGCATATAACATGGGACGGAATGCGCAGTTCAATATGGGCATCACCGAAGAAGTGCAGCCGACAATGGTCGCTAAAGGGGCAGGTGCGGTTGCGCAGCCCGTGTATACCACTAACAAGGGTTCATTGCATACAACGGCAGAATCCGATGTTGCCGGTACTCTGGTGGCATCGGATTTCAAAGATCCACCGACCGTATCGGAAACGCCTTATTATATCGTCCGCAGGCTCACTCCGCAGGAATGCGCATTACTGCAAGGCTTTCCGACATGGTGGTGCAGTGACCTCGGAAGCAGTGATGTATCCGATGAAGAGGTTGACCGTTGGATGGATATTTTTGAAACCTTCCGAATCGCAACCGACTCAGCATCGAAGCCGAAAAGCAGAAATGCAGTCATCAAATGGCTGACAAATCCTCACAGCGATTCCGCCGAATATAAAATGTGGGGAAACGGAGTCGCTCTTCCCTGTGTTTTCTTCGTGCTTTCCGGCATAGCGTATTATGCACAATCAGAAAGCCCGTAATTCCTTACATTTCGGCGGTTTACAGTCTTGCTATCTGTGCGATTCAGAGTTAATATGTGACTACAATCAAAGCCGCAGCAAGCGGTGAAAAACAGGAGGTCACATCATGAATATCAGATTCAATATTGAAAAGAGCCAGCGCAAGGCACTGGCACAGAAGATCGGCGAGCTGGCTGAGATGGATGTCCGCTACTGCGGCGTTCCGAACTGCGCCTACGAGATCGGATTCTTCACCCTGAGCAAGGATGCGGTTCTTTCCTTCGCAGACCGCATGGACACCGAGGTCATCGAGAAGGTTCTGGACGGGCTGGACAAGGCAGGCTACACTTCCGAGGACGAGCCGGAAGCCCTGACGATTTCGATGCCGAGGGACTTCTTCACAGAGCAGTCAATGAACAATCTGCTCCAGCTCATCGCCAATAAGGAAACGCTCCTGAAACACGCGCTGAACACGGAGAGCATTGCGGTCAACGAGTGCGAGGAAACGGTCGAGTTCCCGTGGTTCACGGTTGAGAAGGACGGCGACGGCGATGCCTACGCCCGCTTCATTACCGCCCTCTGCGAGTTTGCGAAGAAACTGCAGCGTGTGGTCAACAAGCCCGATGCCAGCGACAACGAGAAGTACGCATTCCGCTGCTTCCTCCTGCGCCTCGGCATGATCGGCGCAGACTACAAGGCAGCCCGCAAGGTTCTGCTCCGCAACCTGACCGGAAGCTCCGCCTTCCGCCACGGCAAGCCCGAAGGAGGTGCTGACGATGCGGTTTCCGAATGAAGCTGAACTGAAAGCCCTGCGGGAGCGTTATCCCGCAGGCACCCGTATCCGCCTGATACAGATGGACGATGCCTTCGCTCCCGTGCCGCCCGGTACGACCGGAACTGTTGCAATCATCGACGACGCAGGCAACATCCACATGAAGTGGGACAATGGCAGAAGCCTTGCACTGATCGAAGGCGTGGACGCTTTCGAGGTCATCTCCGGCGGCTGATCTTACAGCCCCCGGCGGCTGATCTTACAGCCTCCGGGGGCTGACGGAAATGTGACGACCTATTCCATCGCACCCCATATTACCACACAATTGCAAGTAAGTCAAGGGTGTACAATACACAATCATTGAGGCTGTATTTTCCTCGATATTCTGT